CCGGCGTACGTCGGGTCGCTGCCCGGAGTTGTCATGGGCCTCAACATCATTCAGTCGCGGGCCTTCCCCACCGACCGATGCCTGATCTTGGAGCGCGGCACGGTCGGGTTCTACTCCGACACCCGGCCCCTGCAGTTCACCGCGCTCTACCCGGAGGGCAACGGCCCCAACGGTGGACCCACCGAGTCGTGGCGTTCGGACGCTTCGCACAAGCGCGCCCTGGCGGTCGACCAGCCGACGGCCGCGCTATGGCTGACGGGGATCACCACCTGATGGCCGAAAAGAAGTGGGTCGTGCTGTGCGCGCGGTTGTACACGTTGCACCCGCGCGGTAAGGGCGATCCCCGTCACCAGCAAAAGAATGTTCGTGGTGACGTACTTACCGGGCTGTCTGAGGATGATGTTGCGCGCTGGACCCGGGCCGGCGCGATCGCGCTTTACGGCACCCCGGAGGCGGAGGCCGCGCGAACCCCGGTTACGGCAGCGCATCCGGCGGAGGTGTCGGTCGCCGACGCGCTGGCTGCGGTTCCTACCCAAACCGATCCGCCCGCGTCGGCGATCGTCGCCGAGCAGAATGTGGTCGCACCGCCCGCGCCCACCTCGGTGGTCAGCGTCAGCGACGGCGCCGAACTGGTGTCGCGCCCCCCTAAGTCGGCGACCAAAGACAAGCTGGTCGCCTACGCCGTCGCGTCAGGACAAATGACGGAGGAGAAGGCGCTGGCCACGTCACGCAACGATCTGCGCGACAAGCTGAAGTAGGGCGCCATGTCTGACATCACACCATTCCTGGACGTTTCCACCTTCGAGGGAATGTTCCGGCCGCTGAGCGACACAGAGACCAACCTGGCCACTCTGCTGCTCAACGCCGCCTCGGTGTGGATCCGCGATCCGTCGCGCCGCCCGGGCCTGGACTCCACCGACCCCATGGGGCAGCTGGTCACGTTCCAGGTGGTGCGGGAGGCCTTGGCGGTGCCCGCCGAGCTGTACGGCCACCTCGAGTATGAGACCAGCTCCGATGACCGCATCGAGTCGGGCACGCTGGCTGCCGCGGTCGATATCCTGAATTTCACCGAATGGCACCGCGAACTGTTGGGCCTGTCCGGTGCGGCCGGGCCCGCGGCGGGCGGTATGCACAGCGGCTTCCCGATGCCCCCGGCGCTCGACTACGACGGCCAACTGGCCGGCATCATGTCGGGCCACGGGCCGCCACTCGTCGCCTACCAATCCGACGCCTACCCGTACGGATTCTTCAACGACGGCTGGCTGTTCTAATGGTCGCCGCCGTCCTCAACAATATCGGATGCGACACCGTCGATCTGGTGTTCCGCACCAACAGTGGAACCGTCGACGACAACAACGTGCCCATCTTCGATGAACGGATCGTCGGGAAAACGAACTGCTGCGTCACCATCGCCGAAGGGACCTCGGTCAGCGGCGCGGCCGGCGTCGTATCGGCCACCAGTGGGGGCGCCGACACCATCGAGGGCTCGCTGGCCATCTACACCATGAAGGCGCTGCTGCCAGTCGACGACGACACCCAGATCGTCGGCGCAGCCGGCGACGACGCGCTGCAGTACCAGGGGCTGCTGTTCGAGCTGAACCGCGGCGGCACCGTGAAGTACTTCTCGGACGGAACCCCGTCTCACGTCCGGGTTTTCGGCTCCGCTGAAATCCCGACCGGGCAGAACGCGGAAATGGTGACGATCATCCCACGCAACGGCCGCGACGACAACGGGCAGCCAGCCGCGGACGGGACGCCGGTTCCGGTGCTGGCCGCCAACGTCGAACCCGGCAACACCACCATCAGCTACGGCATCACCGGTGAACTCGACACAGCCGACTTCACCGTGGCGCTGCCCATTGACGCCGTCATCAACGACAACGACGCCATGATCGTGCGCGGCCGGTACGGCATCGTCCGCGTCACCAAATCGATAAACCGATGGGTAGACCGCCAGGTGCAGGTCGTGCTGGTCTACTCCTTCACGGGCGGCAAGATCTGATGACCGACGACCAGCCGCAGTTTGTCCTCGACCACGCCGTGATCGGGCAGATCGCCAAGTTCGACCCGGGCCTGATGGCCGCCGTCGACGCGGCCGCGGAATCCGTGCACAGCAATGCCGGGGTTGGCGCCAGCATTCACCACTACACAACCGACCGGCACGTAGCCGGAATCACGGTGCCTGCCATCGACCAGGCTAAGCACGGCAAACTCACCCGCGCCGCCGGTATCACCGCCGCAGAAATCAGCCAAAACAATGACTGACTTGCGCATATTGGGTGATGTGGTGCCCGCCGTGAAGGCGGTGTTCACCAGCTTCTGGGGTGCTGCCGCCCGGGTGGCCGACGAACTTCCCGGCGACTGGGTGCTCCAAACTGATCCGCCGGTCATCGCGGTCACCGACGACGGTGGCCCGGTGACATGGCCGCTGTGGGCGCGCACCACGATCCGCGTCACCGTCTACGCCTACGGCAAACAGAGCGCCAAGCAGACCCGGGCCAAAAGCGTTGGCGCGCTGCTGGCCGCCACCATCCCCGGCGTCTACCTGCCCGCCGGCGCACCGGCGAACGCAGGAATCGGCTACACAGAGGCCCGCGACGAACAGACTGGGGCGGACATAGCGTCATTCACCGTTACCGCCACCGTCTGCACAGAGACAGTCACCGTCTAGTGAGAAAGCGAGCATCCGATGGCCGGTAACCCAGCCAACGTGCACCTATGGATTGAGGCAGATGTCCTGGTGTACAACGCGGCGACGCTCCCGACGGCTGACCTGCCTGCCGCGGTCACCGACCCGTTTGTCACCACGACCGGCAAGTGGTCGTATGTCGGGCTGCTGGTGGGCGACGACGGCATCGACATCCAGCGCGAATGGGAAGAGACCGACATTCCCGCGTGGGGATACGGCACGATCATCGTCGGCTCGAAGAACTTCAAGTCGAGCGCGAAGGTGTCGGCCCGCGAGGACAACGCTGCGGTCCAGTCGATTCTGTGGCCCGGGTCGACGGACTCCGACATTGTGGTGCCCGATCCTTCGAGCCAGTTTGTTGCGCTCGATAAGCGCGGATCGTTCGGGGAAGTCGCGCGGCTGATCACGAAACGTCCTGCGCGGCTGTGGATCCCCAACGACAAGACCGTTGAGGGTAACAACAGCCCTTACGAGATGAACATCCGCTTTTTCCCGAACTCCGCGATGGAGCTGTTCCTGGCGCAGTCCAGCGACGGTTCGGCCGCGAGCGACGGTTACAGCGGCTACGGCTACGTCGACGCTGGTTAAGAGAGGATCGCGATGAAACTGATTCAGCTGACTAAGGCCATGCCGCACCAGGGCTTGTCCGAGGGCGACCTGCTCAACGTCGACGAGCGCAGCGCGCGGGTGCTGATCAAACGCGGCGACGCCAAGCCGTACGAGCCGGAACAGGTTGAGAAGGTCGAGACGATCGACGACATCGAATCGACCGCCAAGCGTGGCCGCGCGGTGATGACGACGGCCCGCGTGGGCTTCGCCGACCCGGGCCCCGTCGCGAGCACCGATGAGACCGAGGACGCACCAGCACCCCAGTCACCAAAGCGGTCGCCGAAGAGCGGCCCAGCAGCGTCCGGCGCTCAGCCGGCGGGTGGCGATGCCGGTGGAGGCAACCCCGAGTAACGACCCCCGCGCGCTGGAAGCCGCCGGCGCGCAAACCGTCACCTTCGACTTCCGTGGCGGCCAAGTCACGATCCCATTTCCGATCGAGGCGTGGCCGCTCGACGACATCGCGGCCAGCCGCAACGGGCGCGCACTCAAGGCACTTCTGGGTGGCCAACGCCCGACCATGGCCACCCGGGCAGACGCCGCCGAGCTATCGCATCGCATGGCCGACGCCTGCGGCCTGACACCGCTGCCGCATACCAAGACTTTCCCAGGTGACATGTTCGGCGCGGCACCCGCTTTGCTGCGCGCACTCGGGCGCCCCGACGACCTCGAGGCCGACCTGCGGCGCTTCTATCACCTCGACTACCGCGACCGATGGCGCGCCACGCTCACGCTGCGGCACGTCTGGGTGTGCGTCCGCCGGCTCCCGCACGACGCCGCACTGCTCGTCGACGCCGAAACAGGCGATCAGCCGTGGACCCGCGGCGACATCATAGGTGCCCGCAGCTGGGAAATGTTCACCCGCCAGTGGTATCCGGGGCGCCCGTGGAGCCGCGAAGAGCGCGCCGAGGCTGAGGCGAAGCGGGCCAAGGATGAGGCCGACATGGCGAAGCTCGCGGACCGCGAAGCCTACTACTCGTCGGGGCAGAACATGCGGGACGCGGGCGTAGACCCGGGCCCGCGCACACCAGTAGCCGCCGCGCAGCGCCGCCAGCCACGGCGCCCAACCAATGCCATCGACGCCGCGCTGCAAGAAGCGCGGACCAATGCCGCAGCCCTACAACAGAGAGGCACCCACGATGGACGACGAAAACCAGGAGCAGCAGTACTCGCCCAGCGACGAGCAATCGCCGAATCCGGCTGGTGACAACGACTTTGAGATCGTCACCGTCACGTGGGACGGCAAGTCGTGGAACGTGCCCAAAGACCGCGGCCGCTGGGACATGAACGTGCAGTTCGAATTCGAGGAAGGCAACCGCACCCGCGGCTTGCTGATCCT